TGTTGAAAAGAAATTACAGCTTCAGTGCCATCTTCCCCGGCTATAGATAATCCATCTGTAAAGCCACCACTTGCGAGCATCGGTATTACGGGAATATTAATCGAGAAGCCTTTTCCTCCTAATCCAGGAACCCAATCCGGAATCTGAATTTTCATAGCATTTATTCCGGCAATTACTGTATTTATTATTCCTATAACAGCATTTAATGGTGCTTTTATAAGCTGTGCCAGTCCAGTGAATGCATCTGCAAAAATATTAACTACATTCTGCCAAGCTGCACCCCACTGTAATGTAAAAACATTGACGATAAATTCAATAATGTTTGCAAAAATATCTAATAAATTTGTCAATATCGGCATTACTAAATTTACAGCCTGTACCAAAGCTTCACCTATAATTGCACACAAAACTTGTAATATAGGCATTAATGCTTTGATTATTGTTACTAACGGAGGCAATATTTCAGAAATAATCTCCATAAATAACGGCATTAAAATTGCTAATATTTGTGCAAGTAGTGGAAATACTGCTTCGGCTAATTCTGCCATAATTGGTGCGAATTCTTCAATGTATTTTGCAACATAACCGAATATGTCGTTTACCATTGGAACCAATATCTCAATAACTTTTTGAATTACCGGTGCCATCTGTTGCATCATTGATGAAATTGTCGGCATCAAATCAGAAACACCATCAAAAATTGCACCTGCCAAAGGTTCAATTAATACTTGCATTTGTTGTCCAAGTAGTTGAGATTTTTCGGCAGCATCGGCTGTATCCCACATGGCCTTCATAATGCTTTCATCACTTTCGTTCATTGCATTTGTGAATGCTTCTAATTCAAGTGTTCCGTTTCTGATTGCAGCAGCAACACTTGAACCGGCTCTTTTACCAAAAACCTCGTTTGCAAGTGATGTTGCTTCGGCTGCATCTCCGGCATTTTTTATTGCTTCATAATATTTTTGGAAACCTTCAGCAGCTGAGACTCCTTCTTCAGCAAAAACCCCAACTGATTTTTTTAGAGCTCCCATTATTTCATCTGTACGCACACCGGCTTTTTCAAGTTGGCCCATCATTGCTGCTGATTGTTCAAATGAAAAACCAAGTTCTTGCATCTGAGGCCCGTAGTTTTTTAAATTTGACATCAAGCCAGTGAAACTTGCCCCGGTTGCTTGTGATACCTTAAAAACATAGTCCATTTCTTTGCCCATGTTATTGGTATCAATATTCCATTGTTGAAAAGCCTGTGAAGATGATTCAATGGTTGCATTCAAATCTTCGCCAAGCATATCGCTAACAGCGATTGCTTGGGAAGATAAGCCAGAAAGGACATCTCCTGTAACCCCTAACCTTGTATTATAATCAGCAATAGCCTTGCTTGCATCTTCCATTGTAGTCGGCACGGATGAATAAACATCTTTGAAATCATCTTTCAAAGCTTCAAGATCATCACCGGTTGCTCCGGTACCAATCCTTATTGCATCATATGCTTCATCAAATTGAGAACCAAGGTCATATAAACTTTTTCCTATATCTGCAATGGCTTTAACTGCAACTACTCCTGCCGTAACAAATGCTGCACCCATGGCTGCAGCTTTGAGATCTATTCCTCCCAATGCTTTTTGAGCTTGTTGTAAACTTTTCCCAAGAGAAGGATCAACGGCACCGGCAAGTTCTACAACAGTTTTCATTGTTTCTTTTTGTGACACCTATCTTCTCCTTCTCTTGGTTTTCATTTTAAGCTGCATCTCTTTTTGCATTTTTTGTTGTTGAGCTCTCTGTTCTTCAAGGTCTTTTAGTGCTTCTTGAATTTCATCCATTAATTCGATAACGGGTTCTCTGTAGAGCTCTGTGACAGAACAGTGGAATTGTCTTGCGTATCCTCTTGCGGCTTTTCGGAGTCGTTTGATTCCTGGATAGCCGGCCTTGAGAAAAAACGCAAACCTACCATTGCCATCTGACAAAGGTCGTATCCTTCAACCCTTTTTAAGTCATTAATATCAATTTTTGGATTACATTTGATTATTGCGTGCATACCCAATAATGTATGCATTAAATTATCATTTTGTGCGACACGAAATATTGTTCCGGCTTTTGGACCAAGCATTTCATTTCTTTCTCTTTCAATTTCGGCTAAATCTTCAATTGTGATTTTTCCAATATCATGTGTTAGTTCCGTATAATCTTCACCATTAATTTTTAAAGGTGTAGTTAGTTGTATTGTTCCTTCTTTTGTCATTGTTTTTCTCCTGTTTTAAGTAAAAAGGCGGTTGTATCACCGCCTTTTAAGTACATACATTATCTACAATAAAGATTGAATTTCTTTAGCATAGTCTTTTCCATTAATCTTGCAGACACCTTTTAGCTTATCGATTAGGATTCTTTCAACCCCATCAGCATATAATTGGTATCTTGTAACTTCAAATGTTACATCTCCACTCCAGCTTGAGCCTGGTTCAACAGCTCCACCCGGTATATTTGAAGGAATACCTCTTAAAAAGGCTTTGTATCCTTTAACTCCGGTATCACCTGAAGTTTCAAGATTATTTGCTACAAATCTATACTCAAATGTTTTTGAGTTTAACTCTAGCATGTTAAAAAAGCCTTTATCCATACCGACAGAACTTACCGTTGATTGCATAGCTTCAGTCAAACATGTAGGAATATTGATTTTCCCTAAACCGTTAACCTCTGCTGTTATAAAGGTAATATCCGGAAGCGATAAATTCACATCTTCAGCAACAACAATATTGTCGCATAATACTTTTGTTGCAAGAACTGCACCCATTTTTTCTAATGACATACTATTCCACTCCTTCCGTTAATGCTGACAATCCTTCATCTGTATAGTTAACTTCAGCAGTTGCAGATTTGAATTGTGGTGTTGTTGTAACTGGTATGTTGAATTTAAAATCACCCTGAACCATATCTTCAGTTGAATTTTCTGATGCCAAGAAGTAGATTTTTGGTTCCCCGACTAGCGATCCGATTGCAACAAGATTATCCAATTCATTTTGTTCGTAATTCAGAATTGAATCTCTCTTTGCAGGAGAGAATGGTTTGTCGATTTCTGCACTGTGACGTTTTTGGAACGTGTTTTCCAAGTGCATTAATGTTCGCATATATGTATCAAAGACACATCTAACATCATCATCTGAGCCATATCTGAATTTAGCCGTATGACCACCCCAGAGTTTCATCTTTCCACCATCAGAATATGCGGTTGAAATACCTACTTCATTGAGGTTATTTGCTTCCGCCCTATCAAAACCTTGGTTTGTTGAATTTTTACCAAAGTATTGAGAGGTTGCTGGAATTTTCTTATTTGAACATGTTTCGCAAGGCACGTTTTTATGTTCATTATCAGCTCGCATAAATTCAACAATACCAAGTGTTGAACAATGGAAGATTCTTTCAGTTCCGGCATCATAAACTTGAGGCCAGAATACTTTTGTTCTTTCACTGTCGTATGCATTGTCGACTTTCCAAGCCATTGCTTCTTCATTTGTGTCAATTGTTGTTTCAACAGTTTTTTTGACTGTTCCAAATGAAGTTAAGGTTTCTGAATTTCCACTTCCAATGGTAACGGTATGTGCAGTTGTACTAACCGCAGATACCGTGCCGATTGGTTTAGAAAGGAGCCTGTTTGCAAATGCAGTAATTCCGGTTTTAATTTCTTCAGAAGTGTAGAATGTTCCTGTAACATCACCACTATATTTATAAATATCAGTATTGGTGTCAGCTTCTCCGGTCAATGGAATATCTGCAACCGCAAATACATCCCATTGATCATTAATTTTCTGAATTGCTGTAACCATTGCATTATAAACTTTTTTATTTTCGTTGTATTTTAAGCAAGACAACAAATTCGGAATTAAACCTTGCATCTTGTTATAAACAAGTGGCAATGCTCCGATTCCTGAATAATCTCCGGCTGCTGTTTTACCTCCGATTATTGTATTTTCATCAATTAATGATGTATCTACTTCATAGAATGAAAGTGTAACATTGCCGGCTAAAGGCTGGCTTCCTAGCGAATTGATTAAAACTTTTCCTGTTGTAAAGTTATAATCAACAGAAAAATCAACATCCTGGGTTTTTTCAGCGATAGAAATTGTGTCGAGAATTACTGTATCTGATATAAATTCAGCTCTTCCGTTCACGAAGTTCAATGTTTTAGTTGTAATTTCTTTTTTTCTGTGAATTTCCGGATCTAAAACATTAATGATATAAATTGGGCCAATATTTCCAAGTTTATTATCAAAGTGTGCGCCAATTGCTTCGCAAATCGTAAAGCTATCCCAATCTACAGAATAACCCACTGTTTTTTGAGCATGTAGGTAATTTGATAATTTTGTCGGGTTATTAATGACCTTTTTCTCTTTATAACCTTTTACAAGGTTTACTGGTGCTATACCAACATACACCGCAACTGTTCCTGCTGAAGTTACACTTTTTGCAGCAGAATTGCCGATGTATGCATACATACCATGTTTGTATGCCATCGTTTCCTCCTTTTATGTTTTGCAGGCTATAACAAATGATCGTATTTTTTATGAATAGAGGTTTTTCCGAATTCTCCGGTAAAGGTTAAATATGCAAACCAATAAGGATAAAAATCAGCAATAACCCCCTGCTCTTTTATAGGTCCTGTTTCGATTCCATCTTCTAAACGTATTCTAATTGGGCCGATTAATTCTTCTTTAATTAGTGCATTTTCAACATATTGAACAAAATTCAATACATCTCTGTAACCTTCAGCATTTCTTTCATATTTATCCTGGGCATGCAACCCCGGATTCCAAATAGAAAAACCAAGTCTAATATTAATCAGACCTTTTCTTTCTTTCGGGAAGTTTTTATTGTTATCATATTGAACAAGAATTGAAGGTGCTGCATATTTCTTTTCCGGAAGAATATCTTTCGGGGGAATATACATTATATGCACATCGGGATTAATAAGTTGGTAGTTATAAGTGCCGTCATTGTTATCATCATTAGGCCGTTTATACTGTAAGTAGGGGCAAACATTTTCCTTGAGCCAATCTGCAATTAATTCCAAATTAGTAAGTGTGGTTGTCATTCCTCCTCCTTAGGCAGTTCTTACCTGAGACAATGCAATTTGTGTCATTCCCATATTTTCATCCCAAGCATCAATGGTGTATTCTTTGTGATCCACGAGCAAATGTTCATCAACACCTTTTCGGCAAGGCAAATCTTTTGTATTGGCAAAAATTAAGAGGCTACTTTCGGATACTCCGAGTTCTGCCCCTGCTTGCCTTTCTCTCAATGCTTCATCATCAAATATACAAGTAATTTCCTTGCCTTCAATAAGGTGTTTTGAACCAAGTTCTTCCACATTTAAGAATACGTTTTTAATGTCATTTTCAAGCATTTCTTGAAATGTCATTATTCAACAATCCCATCATTGTCACCAATTTGTGGAACATCACCTGCCGTTGCTTCATCTAATAGGTCAATGATTTGTTGTTTTGTAGTATTATCAGGATCCGGAATATCAACCCCTAAATCTTCAGCAATTTTTAAAAGTTCCTCTTTTTTATTTGCCATACTATACTCAATAGCATTTTCTGGAGTATCTGGGTTTTCATTTTCATCCTTTTGAGGTTCTGTGGAACTTTCTTCTCCTTTTTCCTTAACATTTTTAACAGGAGCAAGGCTTTCTCTGTATCGAATTGGCTTATCGGCTTCTGATTTTAATTCAGATGCTTTTTTTGCAATTCCTTCAGATATTAATTCTTTGGCTTTTTTATCATCAACTTCAAAAGGTTCACTATCTTTTGATTTTGGCACTACTATTCCTTGTTCGGTGTGCCCATATACACCTTTAATAATTTGTATCTTCATGTTTTCTCCTCTTTTTATGCTTCAATTACTTTTGCAGTTATCCATGCGTGATGTCTGTTTGGCATTAACAATGGAGCTGCTGCTAATCTCAATTCTTTTGATTGACCTTTTTTATCAGTCAATATAAGAGGAACTCTGTTTTCTGCATATGTATGCCATTCGCCATCTTCTTCAATCTGATTTACTGCACCATATGAAGTTGTTCCACAAGCAGGAGCCAATAATGTTGTATATCCTTTTGGTAAATATGGAACACTTTGACCATTGTCATTTTCGTATTCTTCAACATATTCCAAAATATCAACAACATAACCATTGCAATTTAATCTTGCTATTTTTGCAACACCAAATTCTACAAGCTCAGGATCAACAGCTCCAACATTATAATTTCTGTTATCTAGCAATTCTTTAATTTTGTTATTATTTAGAATTGCCGCACCAACTGTTGCATCAACAAGAAGCTCCGTGGATCTTACTCCGTTTGGAGCTTGCACTTTACACATAGCTGCAATATCGCCGAGAATGTCAGCTGTCGGCTCTGACCACATTTTTGATGGAGTATAAATCCAGTCGTTGGAATCACCTTCATAGAAGTATATTTCTTTTTCGAGTGTAACATCCGGATCATCAGTTTTTTCTTCCATTACGATTGATGCATTAATTAAAAGTTGAGCTGCCATCCAATTTTCTCTTCTTGCAATTCCTTCATCCAATTCGTTTTCATCATCAAGCATAATTTCTGATGCTCTATCTTCAGGTGTCATTTGTGAATATAAAGCTTCACCCATTCTCTTTTTCTTTAGATCATCAATTGTAAGATTTCTTTTTGGTGCGATGTATGCCGGTGCAAATGTTTTTGCACTATAGCCATCACGTTTCATTGTTACCCCACCAACTCTTGGCGCTACAAATGGTGCAAGTTTTTTGTTTCCTTTTTTGTATTCAACTAGAACTTCATCTGTGGTAAAATTCTGACCATTCGGGAAGTATCTATCTTTTAAAAAGGTTGAAAATGGTTTTTCTTCTTTTATTGCAGCAATAAAAGAAGGCACATGGTTATAATCAAATGCCATATTATAATTCCTCCTATAAATTTCTATTGTTAACCTAATACCTTACCAACCAAAATATTTTTGGTTCTTAGCACATCCTTATCCGCATTCGTAATGCTATAATTAGCTTTAACCTTGAGTGCATCAATATTGAAGTGTCCTGACAAATATGCAACTGCTGGTGCATCTTCAGCATCTGCAACAACAATGTCATCACATAATACACAATCAGCAGGCGGAGTTTCAGTTTTTTGATTTTCACTAGAACCTGTTGTAATAGTAGTTCCCAATATTACCATTTTCCCGCTTGCAGCTTTAGCAAGAATAGTTCCTCTTTTTAATGTTCCTTGCCCTTTGGCAATAGTTACACCTCCGGTGATTGCCTTAACATCATCAGAATAAAATAAGTTATCATATTGCACTGTTGCAATATCTTCATTTAATTGATTGCTCATTTCTCCTCCTACTTTCTATTTTTCTTTCTTTCTTGTCTTTCTTTTGCAAATTGTCTTGCTTCGTTAACCTTTTTCTGATCATCTGTTAAATTATCAGAAAGTGCTTCAGCGCCATTCACTTTTGCTGATGATGAAGTGGTTGCATCGGCATTTAGATTGTTCAATGCTGCAACATTTTTGGGATCTGTTTGTGATAAAACAAACATTGCAAGTGTTCCGGCATCACAAGGTTTGTCGCCGTATTTTGCAGAATTTTTTAATTCAGCACTTACATTTGCCGGTAAAGCATCGATAGCTTGGCAGCGGTTTCTTTCTGCAATAACTGCAGCCTGAACTCTTGCTTCGATTTCATTTTCCGGTAATGATTCTCCGGCTTGATTTGTTTTTTCTACTCCTGGTTTTGCTGAATTCTGTTGTTTAGGATCTTCTCCAGCACTTCCTTCATCACCTTCAGTCTTTACGGAATTTGTGATTTTAGAAAATACATTTTGAATACCTGATCCCAATTTGTCCAAGAAATTTGATAGTTCTTGAGTTTGATCCATTGTTCTGATTCCTCCTGTATTTGTAATTCCTCTATTTTGAATAAGGTCATTAGGTATGCTGTGACCTTCAAAATTCAATTTGATGCCATTTGACATAAGAACACTTTTGTTTACAAAATTGATTTGTACAGGTTCATCTTCAATGAGTTCATCTGCGAACCCTTTTTCAAAAGCTTCCCTACCTGTCATCCAAGTTTCTTTTGCCATCATTGAACGGAGTTTATCAACTGCCATTCCTGTTTTTCCTGCATAAATTTCTGCAATTGCATTTTCGCTTGTATCAAAAGAACGGACTTGTTTTTTCAAATCATCCAATCCCCAATACCCTCTTAATTCTGCAGCGACTCCATGTATCATAATTATTGAGCCTGCATGTACTCTCACAGTATTACCTGCACACATAATAATGCTGCCGGCACTTGCTGCAACACCCACAACGTCAATAATTATATTTTTATTTAATTCCTTTAATGCGTGGCATATTGCAAGACCGGTATACAAATCTCCACCACAAGAATTTAATTTAATAGTAATGTTTTGTGCATTTTTTATTGTTTGCAGATCTTCCAAGAAACCCTCCGGAGTAATATATTCTCCCGGTAGTGCTTCACCGGTCCACCAATCAACCGGTTGTTTATCACAAATTTCTCCGTACATTGTGATTTCTGCATTTATTCCATCAAAATTGGCCACATTCCAAAATTTTGTTGGAGTTTTATTTGGTGTTTGAATCATTGCTTGAGCCATTTTTCCCCTCCGATTTCAATCCTTCTTTTATCGATTCTTTTATAAGTTCTTGCACATCTGGACTTTTTACCCTTGCTTCAGCAAGTTTTTCAAATTCAACTGATAAACGGCTGATGTTTCCATCCCAATCTGAGCCATTCAATCTTGTAGCTGAATCTGAGTATGTA